ACGGTGACTGGAGGTGTGGTTCCTGCATTGCCTTCACTTGGGGTTACTGTTACAGGTTCTGGAGGAGTTTCAGGAGGCACTATCACTTCTCTTAGCTCTGGTGTTCATACCTGCGCTGGCACAATGGGAGCAGGTTCTAGCTGTACGGCACAGACCATAGTTGAATCAGTTGTGGATTAGTTTTGAAGCGTTATTTACCTCTGTTGTTGTTATTAAATAGTTGGCAAAAGCCAGTTATAGCAGTGCCTGTGGTGCCTAATTTTTCTAGCGGGTCTATGTCAGCCGTCACACGTACCACTCAAAATATTACAGAAAATATAGTTTCGACAGATTATAATACTGGTCATTCTCTATCTATAACAGGGACAAATTTAGAAATAGATGGATCAACACTATTACCTGACCCTACAACTATTAACCAAACTGTAAATGGAACGACTTACCAATGGACTGGAGCCGATCTAACAACAATGCCAAATGTATCAATCAAAAATGCAGGGGCAGCGTTTCAACTTCAAATGTCATACCAAGGAAGTGGACTTGCAAATATTACAAATATAACAAGGCAAACTCAGGTAGAAAGCGTTACAGAAACTACCTCTACATTTTCTCAATAATATTTGCACTTAACCCTTTAAAAGTATTAGCAAATACCTCCCAAACCGCAGCTCCTGTAGCCAATTCCAGTGGTTCAGTGACCAATATGGCTATACAATCTTTGCAAGGTAATATGATACAAAATCAGTACGGTAATGGAATAGTTTGTCAGGGGCCAATGCTTACGGCTTCCCCCTTCCTAACCGACAGCTTCCAGCAACAGCTTCCACATGAATATTGGTACTCCTCGCCAGTGTATGACGATGATGGAAATGTTATTTATTACCAAGATGTAAGGACTGGTCAAAAAGATTCTGCAAGTTTAAATTGGGGATTTTCAATTACATTTAGTCTTCCATTAGATAATTCAATACAAAAAAGATGTAAGAAAGCTGCTGATACTCAAATAGCGATCCAAGAACAAATCCTAAAAGACAAAGAATTATCGTGGCACGTTGCTCGTCTTAAAGAGTGTGGTCAATTAAAGCTCTCTGGTGTGGAATTTTCAAAAGATTCAGTCTTCTACTCATTATGTGAAGATGTCCGTGTTCTTCCAAAGATGGGACAGGTCTTACCTCATAGACATAATATCCCACCTATTTCTTCTTCTTCTTCAGAGGAGGAAGTCCCCGTTTCTCCCGATAAGAAATAGTTCTTCTTTCAGATAAGTTTGGACGTTTCACTTTCTTACCTAATATCTTCTTGATTTGCTTGACAACCCTTTGTATGACTGGCTTTACAAGCTTAAGTAGTACGGGTGTACTCAATGCAGCAGTGGTAGCCACAAGAGTAATTCCTCCAGTTTTTACCACTTGTGGAACGGTTGGAACAGCATCGATTATTTGTTGTTGAACACTTAATTTTTTATATCTAGTTACACAACGGTTTCCTACTAATTCATACTTGATAATTTGTTTAGTACCTTCTTCTACTTTTGAACCAATCGGCAAAGCATCAGGAGGAGGACAATCTGTGGGCTTTGCTTGCGGTACTTCTGGTGTTGCAGGGGTTTCTGGTTGTTCGTATCGTTGAGGTTTTGATTCTTCTGTGTAGATAAGTTCTTCAGGCACATAATTCATTGCGTCATAGGACGGATATTGTGCATCACACAGAACTAAATTTCCATCAGGATCATTAGTAACTAGATTTTCATTTTCATAAGATCGTCTTGCTTCTACACAGCCAGGAATATTAACAACAGGAAAACCCATAGGAGCACCCACAGGGACATTAGGAGTATTAATTTTTGGAGCGTTAATGATATAAGTTCTTACTGGTTCAATCCCAATAGAATTAACTCCTATTTTGGGAATCTCTGTCAAAACTTAGGCAATGCTGGAGGTGCAGCAGTAGGAAGAACAGGGCCAGAAAGATCTGGCATCTTTAATGATCCTGTTACTTGTTCAATCAATTGCTGCTTTAGTTTCTCTTGGTTTTTTTCATTTGTAATCCAGAAATAACCAAACACCCCACCTCCTGTGATCGCTGCCACAAGTACAAAAGAGATTACACTGATAATGTTTAGAATTTTTTGCATGATTAGAGACGCAATTTTAAAAGCTATTGGTCACACTAGCTTAATTTTAACTATTGGGCTTCTGCCTCTGTTTCCTCTGTATCTTGTGGGACAATCTCTTTCTGTTCAACAGTCTCAGATTGCTCAATGAGTTGCTGCTCTAAGATTTTTATTGCACCTGTTAACTCATGCAAAACAACAGTTAGCTTTTGCCTTTCAAGGCTAAGCTCTTCTATTTTTTTTTGAATCTCCATATTAGGAATAAACTTTTTTACCTGTAACGATTGCAGCATCTATGGCTGTAAAACTTTCAGTTGTCCAGATAGATGTACTGCCATCTACTTTTTTATACGCCTTGATTAGTTCAAGGTGATCTACGTTCCTTTGAATTCGTTCTTTCCACTCGGTTTCTGTTTCATTGTCTGTTTTTTCTGTATCTGTATTAATCAAAGTGACGCTATCACCAGCAGCAGCAAAAATTGCTGCTATCTCTTCTGCTGTTCTTTCTTCCATGAAAATAAAAGTGAATGGTTAAAGTCTACCCTGCTTCGAGGGCTGTGACTTTTGCGGATAATTCTTGTATTGCATTTACTAAGACAGGAACTAAATGTTCTCCTTTATATTTAAGATGTTCAGGTGTTTCATTATCAATAATAACTGGATTATCACCCTCTAATGCCATAACGTCTTGAGCAACAAAACCATAATGTTGAGGGCCACTTTTTTCATCACTTCCTCTATCTTTTCTCATCCAATAACTTTTAGGTGTAAGATTATTGACAAAATCAAGTCCATGTGGAACAGTACCAAAGTCTATTTTATCTCTTTCGTCTGATGTAATTGTCCAGTCAACTTTAACGTATGCATAATCAATATTATGATGACCAACCATTAATCGATCAGATTCAGTAGTTACATCAAATAATCTTGTACCAATTGCAGTAGTATCTCCAAGAGATACATTTCCATTACCAGTAGTTAGATTTGGTAGAGCACCATAACCCAAAGCAAAATTATCATCACCTGTTGTTACTTTTGTATTAGTTTCACCACCTATACATACATTACGTACACCAGTTGTGATGTGATCGCCTGCACCGTAACCTATAGCAGAATTAGCTCCTCCAGTAGTTACTCTCATCAATGCAGTAGAACCTACAGCATTATTTCCGTTACCAGTAGTGACTGCTTCTAATGCTTTATAACCTACAGCATTGTTATTTTCAGCCGTTGTATTAGCTAATAAAGCTGAAGCACCAACTGCTGTGTTTTGAGTGCCTGTTGTGTTTACAAGTAAGGCAACACTCCCAATAGCAGTGTTATTATCTCCTGTACTATTAGTACCTAAAGCACTAGCCCCTACCACGGTATTTGACGTTCCAGTTGTGTTTGCGTAAAGTGAATTATATCCAACAGCAGTATTATCACTTGCGGTTGTATTTGCAATTAATGCACCTGTACCAAGAGCAACATTTTTAGATCCAGTTGTGTTTGCACTTAAAGCACTTACTCCGATAGCACAATTATTACTAGCAGTTGTGTTTGCTGTTAAAGCATCTTTACCAATGGCTGTGTTTGCTTGTCCTGTTGTATTTGCTGATAATGCAGAGGTGCCTAGTGCACTGTTTCCAATACCTGTTGTATTTGCATCTAAAGAATAAGCACCAACGGCAGTATTATTACTTGCAGTTGTGTTTGCACCTAATGCGTCATAACCAAGAGCAGTGTTATTATCGGCAGTTGTGTTTGCATCTAAAGCACGGTATCCAATTGCAGTGTTGTTAGCACCTGTTGTGTTGTTCTGTAAAGCAGAAAGACCAACAGCACTGTTTCGTGTAGCTGTAGTATTTTCATATAACGCATAAGTACCAACAGCAGTATTTTCAGAAGCGTCTGTGTTTTTATATAATGCTTGAAGACCAACAGCAACACAAGTAGATCCAGTTGTGTTTGCATTCAATGCTTGAACTCCAACAGCAGTGTTATTATCGGCAGTTGTGTTTGCAGCTAAAGATTGTGAACCAATAGAAGTGTTGTTAGCACCTGTTGTATTAGCAACAAGAGTATAGTATCCAAGTGCGGTATTTTGAGCCCCCGTAGTATTAGCAAGAGCTGCTTGATATCCTATTGCTGTGTTGTAACTTGCTGTGGTATTTGCTCCTAAAGTGCTAGCACCAACAGCAGTGTTTTGTGTTCCTGTTGTGTTGACCTTTAAAGCATCTTTTCCAACGGCTGTGTTGTTAGTTCCAGAGGTTAACGTTGTTAATGATTCTTTCCCAATAGCAGTATTATTTCCACCAGTAACAGAAGCATCTAAAGCACTTTCTCCAAGAACAGTGTTACCAGCTACAGAGTTTGCACCTTTACCTACAGCAACACTATTTATGGTTGCATCTGCTGAAGAGGTAATACCACCTGTAAGGGTTCTCAGGTCAACCCAACCATCATTGGCTGAGTTTCTCATTTTTAAGATACTGTTTGAAGTATCAGCCCACAGCATATAAGCAGCAGTTGTTGAGGGAGCTGAACCAGAGCTATTATTTGTTAATACCGCTTGCAATACATTATTTAAATCACTACGAACGTTCGCTCCCGTGGAGTTATCAATAACATAATCGTGGGTTGCCATTGTCTACTCTTTGTTTCTTTTTAGTATATCTTAACCGCTTGTTTTTAGCTTCCCCGACCAAATCCAGTTGCTGAGTATTTAAAATTTCTATTAACAAAGCTAGATCCATTTTTTACATCTATAACAAAATTAGTTGAACTTATAGAGGATAAAGCAAAGAAATCACCTGATTGAGCATTTTCTATTGTTATCCCAATAGAAGGTAAAACAGAATTAGCTGCAATACTTGTTCCTGATTGGCCTGTAAAGAAACTATTGGTGAAGGTTACTGTTTTACTAGATGTTCCAGAGGCTATAAGCCCATTTGTTGCGCCTGCATTACCTAAACTTGTTTCTGTTCTGCTGCTTAATTCTGCTGTGTAACCTAACTGATCAATTTCAATAGATTGCGCTGGATCGTCAGAATCCATTTCACACCTAAATTTAAAACCTCTCGCAATATAAGAACCATTAACAAAAGGATTAAACTGGCTAAATTCTGCGCTGTAGGTGCAGTTACCGCTTGTTGTTTGGCTTGAAGTAGCTGTCAATGTAAATGTGCTTGTACTAGGAACTGTTTGAATTTGATAATTACCATCAACACCATTACCAGAGGTAAAGTCAAGAACTACAAAACTACCTACAGAATAACCATGAGATGATTTTGTAACTGTGATTC